TTCTGCAAGTGCTGGTGGTGCATATGTTAACTTCTACTTGGTAAACAACACAGCATTAGCTGCTAACGGTTCTTATGTAGTGGAGTATAACAAGGCGACTGATTTCAACAAACGTGGTGATTTCGAAGATGGATTTGGTGGTTCTAACTACGCTGTTCCAAACAATGCTTCAACTCAGTCAATCGTTATCCCTGAGATCAACGTTCAAATGAGAAGTGAAACAATTTCTGCTAAGACTCGTAAGTTAAAAGCACAATGGACTCCTGAGTTTGCTCAAGATCTTAATGCTTACCACTCACTAGATGCTGAAGCTGAATTAACTGGTATGCTTTCTGAGTACATCTCTTTAGAAATCGATCTTGAGATCTTAGATATGCTTATTCAAAATGCTCCAACTTCTGACTACTGGTCAGCTCAAATTGGTAACCAAATCAATGCAACTCAGTCTGGTTTCAATAGTAACACTGCAGGTGCATACTACAACCAAATGTCTTGGTTCCAAACAATTGGTATCAAGTTACAAAAACTTTCTAACATCATCCACCAAAGAACTTTAAGAGGTGGTGCTAACTTTATGGTATGTTCTCCAACAGTAGCTACAATCCTTGAATCAATCCCAGGATTCGCAGCTGATACTGACGGTGCAGCAGATACAATGAAATATGCATTTGGTGTTCAGAAGATTGGTGCATTAAATAGCCGTTACAAAGTATACAAAAACCCATACATGACTGAAAACACAATCCTATTAGGTTTCCGTGGTAATCAGTTCCTTGAGTGTGGTGCTGTATACGCTCCTTACGTGCCATTGATCATGACTCCATTAATCTACGATCCTCAGACATTTACTCCGCGCAAGGGTATAATGACTAGATATGCGAAGAAAATGATNCGTCCAGAGTACTATGCAACACTATTAGTAGCAGATCTAAACGTAGTGTAACTATAACACTTCGTAAAATAAAAAAGAAACTGGCCCTAAAAAGCCAGTTTTTTTAGGTTTAACAATAGGGTCATGATATTTATAATAAAGGAATTATGGCAGATAAAAGACAACACACGTGTACAAGCTGCGGAAAGAGCTTAGTTTACGATAATGTAGGCAGCTGGAGAAATGCTAAAACAAAGCTAGGTAGGACGGGCATTCTACGATGTCCTCCCTGCGCTGGAAAAGAGGGTAGAGCAGCTAGCACCAAGAAAATACCAGGCAGACCTAAGGGAAGCAGAAATAGCTACAAAGTAAAAAAGGGCAGCGTGGTAGCTGAAAACATAGGTTGGCATCGGTTTGAAACCAGGATGCTACAAGTAGCTAGAAGAAACGGATACGAAACTTACGAAGACTATAGAAGTAGCTTAGATGCATGGAAAGCTTATAAATTAGATGTATGGAGAACCACCAACCAGCAGCCTTTACACTTATTAGAAAACTATGACAAGAGAGGGGTGAATGGAGAAGAAGGTGCTTATACGCTAGATCATATAGAAAGTATACGCAAAGGCTTCAATAACAACATACCCCCAGAACAAATAGGACAATTTTCAAATCTACAAATGCTACCTTGGTTGGATAACATTACGAAGGGCTGGAAATGACGGGTGTTTATTCATAGGCTGAAACTATTTATATCAAATAGTTCTAATGACTCAAACAACGGATCAAGCTTTTAGAGAAAAACGTAAGCCTAAGAATCCAATTAAGTTTACGATTCAATTAAACGAAGAGCAAAAACAGGCAAAAGCTCTCATAGTAGATAACACTATAACGCTCCTAACAGGGCAGGCAGGGTCAGGTAAGACCCTAGTAGCATGTCAAGCGGCCTTAGATGCATTATTTAATCGTGAAATTGAAAAGATAATCGTCGCAAGACCAGTAGTTACAGCAAAAGAGGAAATTGGATTTCTTCCTGGAGGATTGAAGGATAAGCTAGATCCTTTTGTAGCACCAGTCTTTGATAACTTGTACAGGTTATATAACAAAGAAAAGATAGATTCTTTGATCTCAGAAAATGTTATTGAAGTTATTCCTATCGCTTTTATGAGAGGTAGAAACTTCTCAAATAGCTTTGCTATCCTAGATGAAGCACAGAATATCACAGACAGTCAATTAGAACTGATTATTGGAAGACTTTGTGTAGGTTCTAAGATGGTTATAGCAGGAGATGTATCTCAAATAGATTTAAAAAACAAAAAAGAGTCTGGTTTATTCTTTTTTAACAAAGCAATAGCTGGACAGGTGGAAGGAGTGGCCTCAATGCACTTAAAAACAAATCACAGGCATCCAATCCTAGAACCAATACTAGAAATATACAAAACACTTAGAGACTAAATATGGCAAACCCAATCATATACACAGGAAATCCAGGACCTATCTCAGGTTCAACTCCTTTTGGATTTTATGATAACGATCTACAATTCCAAGCAGATGGTCCTAGAATCGCAAATTACTGCGCAAATAAGCTAGGCTATCCTGTAATGGAGGTTGAACTGCAAGACGTAAACTTTTATGCTGCATTTGAAGATGCAGTTTCTGTGTATGCTGAGGAAGTTTACCAATCAAAAATTAAAGATAATTATCTATCCCTAGAAGGAGCTAGTACAGGATCAGCTTTAAACAATGTTGTTGTTTATCCAAATCTACAAAACGTAGTTAATATCTCAACAACTTACGGACAGCAAGCTGGAGTTGGGGGATTTGTTAACTGGCAAACTGGCTCTATTACGCTATCTCAAAACGTACAGCTATATGATTTACAGGCTTGGGCAGTTAGTCAGGGAATGAATCCAACAGATAAACTAATCCTACAAAGGATTATGTACGAAGCTCCCCCAGCTCAGAACCAATACTACGATCCGTACATAGGAGGTTCTTTGAATTACCAGGGAGTATCTGAAAATTTTGGATGGGCTAGTTACTCTCCAGGAGTAAGCTATATGCTATTTCCAGTATTCTGGGATATTCAAAGAATTCAAGAAATTGAAATGTCAAACTATGTGCGTAGAGCTCACGCAACTTTCGAAGTAATAGGATCCATGTTAAGAATAATGCCAGTTCCTGAAAGCGACGGTGGACTTCTTTGGATACAGTATTCATACTTATCCCAAATGACAGACCTAATAGGCAACAGTCCTTACGGTAATAATACAGGATTGGTAGCAAATCCAGGGCTTGCTCCATACGGAAATATCACATATTTACAAATAAATCAACCAGGAAAGCAGTGGATTAGGGAATACACCATGGCAAATGCTATGGAAACTCTAGGAGATGTAAGAGGAAAGTACTCACAAGTACCAGTTCCAGGTGCAGAAGTCACGTTAAACGGTTCAGATTTAGTATCAAGAGCTCAAACTACAAAGCAAGCTTTACGTGAAAAACTAAGAAATGATCTTGATGACATGACAAGAAAAGCGCAATTGGAGAGAAAGCAGTCAGAGAATCAATCGTTAAACAACACATTAACTAATATACCACTTCAAATTTACATAGGATAATGGCATTATTTGGATCAACAAGAGACATAAACATGTTTAGAGGAGTAGCTAGAGAGGTTGTAGATAATATAATCACTCAGCAAATAGGGTATTATAAGATAATTTTACAAAAAACTCCTATAAACGTATACGGAGAAGCTCTTGTAAAGGATTACATAGGACCAGTTTTAATAAATTGCTTGATTGTAAGAGGGGACTTCACGACTTTAAACGAGGACATGGGTCCAGACACAAGACGAGATGTTACATTTAGGTTCTTACATGATAGTTTAGAAGATGCAAACATTGTTCCTGAGATTGGGGATATTGTAATGTACAATGAACTATACTACGAAGTGGATAACGTAAACGAAAATCAGCTAATCTTAGGTAAAGATCCGACCTACAGCTACTCTCCAGGACTTGAAAACTTCGGAAGAAGCTTCTCAATCTCCATAGATTGTCACTTTACCACACCGGAAAGATTAGGTATTACACAAGCAAGACTATAATTATGACAGATATAAGACCCCAAAATAGAAGAGAATTCCTGGATAGCTTGGTGACTCCCTACGATACAGAGGTAGGAAACCCCAATATTATCTATTCAGAGCCGTTTAAACCAGGACAGCCTGAGTTTAATCGTGCTTATGAGGTCTCTATGAAAGATGTTGAGGATAAAAAGTTCTCAATTGGCATCAAAGATATAGATGAGGCCATCATGCACTATTTTACGGACGTCCTAAAGCTATCAGTTTTTCAAAATAACAACAAAGTAAACGTACCAATCATATACGGATCTCCTGAAAAATGGAAATCTGTACAGAGAGATGGATACTATAGAGATGGTCAATCAAGGTTAATGTCTCCATTACTAATGTTTAAAAGAGAGTCTATGACTCAAAATAGGACTTTAGGTAATAAGTTGGATGGTAATAGAGTGCAAAACGTACAGTTATTTAAGAAGAACTTCTCAAAAAGAAACGTTTATGATAACTTTCACATCTTACAAGGTCAAAAACTAGAGGATGAGTATGTGGTTGTAGTAACTCCTGACTATGTTACCTTACAATATAAGTGCATAGTATGGACAAATTTTGTAGAGCAGATGGACAAGCTAATAGAAGCGTTAAATTTCGCTTCCAATTCCTATTGGGGGGATCCTTCCAAATTCCAATTTCTAGCGAAAATTGAAAGCTTTGACGACAATTTAACCTATGAAACAGGACAGGATAGGCTAGTGAGAACAAACTTTACTTTAAATCTAAATGGATACTTGATTCCAGACTCCATAAACGCATATCTAGCACAGCTGCAAATGAAGACTTACAGCCTATGTAAGATAGTATTTAACACAGAAACAGTAAATTAATGAGTCAATTAAGCACTATAATAAGTCAAATTAATAATCTTACAGGATATAACGTTCCTACGAGCAGTAACGTAGTGATTAGCCAAGGAGGAAACCCGGTTGGAAGCGGCTCTGTGAATCAAATTGTTGGCTATATTAATAGTCTGACTGGCTATAACATACCAAGCTCCTCAGTTCAGTTTATATCTGGAAGCAATGTAGCTGGGCCAGTGATTGTATACACTCCATATCCAACAGGAGGAACTATTCCAACTACAGGAATACAGCCAGGAGCGATCATTAAATCAGAGCACTTACTTCGAATAATTAATGCTTTAAACGGTGTCAACGAGGACATTATAATCATATCAGGATCTCTTCTAACATCAGGATCTAATGTGTTTAATGGAAGTTTATCACTTCCATTTATACCGGATGGTAACTACTTATTTACTTCTGGTGGATTGGTAGTAGCTTCTACTCAAGTTCCAACTAGTGTAAGTGCTTCTCACGCCATCAACGCTGACACAGCTTCCTACGTTAATCCTCTGTATCAGGACGTATTCATATCTAGTTCTGGAAATAGTGCCTTATCAATTCACGGTGTTAACCAGGGTCCTTGGGCATTTCGAATATTTAATGATTCGCACTCAATAATCGATCCTGTTGGAGAGGCTTTTGGATGGGATAATGGAAACTTTGCAATAGGATCTGAGATAGATAATAGCATTGAGATTAGCACAAACGGTAATTTTTATACTCCAACATTAGTAATATCAAGTAGTGGGGTGACTATCAACCCTTCACTAACTGTTGGGGCTGGAGGTATTACAGGATCACTGTATGGCACTGCGTCAAACGCAATATCGAGCTCATATGCTCTAACTGCTTCTTATGCCTTAAACGGAGGAGGTGGAGTAGCTTTTCCTTACAGTGGTTCAGCTGTTATTACAGGCTCATTACTAGTATCCGGAAGCGGAATAGCTGTCACAGGCTCACTTAGTGTATCAGGCAGTATTGCTATAGGCGCTCCGGCTGGTGGTTATAGTGGATTTTTTACGGATTTTACATCAACAACTGCCCTAGCAAGTGCTTTAAATGAAATAAGTACTGCGTTTAATCTAATAGTTCCTGCACAAGCTAACGCACTAACCAGCACTGCATTAGTTAACAGTAACAGTGCTAATGTTTTTACTGGCTATATAGCAGCTGGATTAAACCCAGAATGGTACGTAGGCAATCTTGCAAACACACAAGTAACTAGCCTTACGACAAACCCAGCAATATCCTTAGTATCTAACCCAGGTACTGCAGGTTCTGCTAGCTATTTTAGAGCTGGTAGTAAGTTTACCGGTACCGATTACACTACTTTAGTGGGGGGTGTAACAGCTAGTCGAGCTGTAGGTACAGGGAGTTTCCTTAGTATAGACGCAGCTTCACTAGCCAATGGCCCTAGTACTGGACCTAATAGCAAAATTACTATTAACAATATTGCTGTATATAATAACTTCTGGTCCATAGCTAAAGCCACTTTATCAGATACTATGGCTACAGGATCATATAAGTACTATATGACAGCAGACAATACTGCAGGTACGTCCAATACAACTCAACTATACTACGTAGGAGGAGCTATAGATTTTCCAGCACCAACAGTTACTAACTTTAACGCTTCTTTAACTCCTGCTAGTTTTGTTTCAATGAGTGGCATTGCCTATGTAAATACAGGTACCTTCACAGCATCTGTAACGGCTAGCAATTTATTCAACCCAGCATACTCAGGTCCAACTCCTTTATCGTTTACATCCCCTTACATTACTACGATCACAACAGGAAGTGCAGCACCATCTGGAAGCGATGTAGTGAGATTGACGATAACAGCGCCACTGTTGGCTAGTAAAACCTCGGGACAATCCTTGCCTGTAGTAAGTGTTACTGGTAGTAAGCCAACTAAAGCTAATACAACCGCTGCCTATACTGTAGGTAGTGGCTATAATTATAGAATTAATTCATACGCTTCTCACCAATCAACCCTACTATACGAACCCTTTTTAGATGAATACTATAGATACTCGAGTTTTACTGGAACTACCTGGTCTTCAGGAAGTGCATTAATTGACGGTAATTTACAGGTTCAAAATGGAAGACTAGTAAACGGTAATGCAGCAGCTGGAGGAGACTACTCAGGATTTACTGCAGCTCAACAGTATTATTATAGATTCTTTAAGGGTACTTCTAACGCTACTAGTGGAGTATTCACATTTACTTCCCCATCCTCTATATCAATATCACCATGGGGGGGAAATACAGCAAATACTTTAGAAATAGCATTTGTAAAATTTGGTGATCAAAATAATTATATATGGGATCTTGGTAGAGCCTTAAATAACAATACTGGAACAAACCCATCTATAAACGGTGTTTACCAAGGAGCAGCCCCAGTATGGAGTGCAGGTTCTTTGATTGTTAACTGGAGCCTTGGCTCAGTTACTGATATAGGTACTTTAGGAGTAGTATTAGTCGTAAAATATAACGGAGCTAACTTAACTACTTCAATTACTTCCATCACTTATGCATAATAAAATAGTAAAATGGCACAAACATACCCAACATCATCGCAGATAGATAAATCGTTTAAAACCCTTGTTAACAAAGAGTTTAGTTCAACTCTTAAGCAATTCTATGAAGAACAGGGCGCAAACACTGTCAATGTAACCTACGATGAAATATGGTCTCAGACAGTGCCTTACAACGACACAGGCTCAGCACTGAGTAGCGGAGTTGCTACTAAATATACAAGCTTCGTATTAACTCCAATAGCAGGTCCTACTGTAAGTCAATCTTTCTACGCATTATCTGGATCAGGATTTACTACTGCTGGAACCCCTATATCTAGAACAGCTATAAGCCAATCTTGGCTGCAGAGAAATTTTATTAGTGATAAGTATGGAGCAAACTATTCTGTTCAATTAACAGATTTCAATAATACTCAAATTTTCACAACAGATCCTATAAACTGGTTCTTTGATTATGTGACTGGTATTTTAGTTGTAGCAAATCCTGGCACGTATCAGTTACCGTATAAAATAACTGCATTCCAATATAAAGGACAGCTGCTAAGTGCCTCATTAGCAAATCTAGGAAGCGGAGCCGGTTTTCCGTACAGCGGTAGTGCAACAATAACAGGTTCACTACTCGTATCTGGAAGCGGAATTAGCATTACTGGATCCCTAACCGTGTCTGGAAGTATTGCCGGTTCATTATTTGGCACAGCATCAAATGCAACCACAGCCTCTTATTACAATGAAAAAGATCCAATATTTACTTCTGTAAGTGCATCACTAGCGACTACAGGATCGAATAGATTTAATGGAAATCAAACCATCAGTGGCTCCCTACTCGTATCAGGAAGTGGAGCAATTATTACTGGATCTCTAAAGTTATCGGGCAGTCTTACCTTACTATCTAATTCAACAGATCCTACCGGTGTAACAGGGTCGATAGTATTGTACGCAAAGCCAGGAACTGCTGGATTTGATGTTCCTTACTACATAGGTAAAGATGGAAAACCTACTCAAATAGGAAACCAAATAATAATTCAGTTTCCAAATACAGGGACCTCTACAATTCCTTTAGGCACACCTATTTGTATCAACAGCTCTTCGGTTGTCACCACAGCTAGCGCAAACTTGCCCCAATATCCAGCTTTAGGCATAACTATCGAAGATGTACCAGTAGGCTCTAGTGGTAGGTATGTGGTAAATGGATCGGTAAAAGGAATACCTTTAGGAGGGTACACTAATGGTGATATAGTTTATCTAGGAAATAACGGAACTTTATCCAAAACAGTTCCATCTTCTGGATATACACAGTTTATCGGAGTAGTTGGTAATAATACAAACGATGCTAACAGTTCCTTATTAGTATTGATGGGAACCCCAAACTTCACGTTGAATGGAAATGGATACGTATCTGCCTCAGGCAACGCCATCTATTACGATAATACAGTAATAAACGCATCTAAAACGGGCTCAATGTCTGTGGCAACAGCTAGTTATGCTACCACAGCTTCCTATGCCATAAACGCAGGAAGTGGAGCAGGCTTCCCTTTCAGTGGTTCGGCTGTGATTACTGGTTCATTGTTAGTATCTGGAAGTGGATTGGTCGTCACAGGTTCATTGAATGTATTTGGAGGTGTAACAGGTTCACTACAAGGTACAGCATCTTATGCTGCTACAGCATCATATGCCCCTTTGTATGTATTAACTAGCACTACTGCTTCAATGCTTAGTCCATATGTATTAAGCAGTAATACCTCGTCATTTATAACTGCTGCACAAACTAGTTCAATGACTGTTGCTACAGCATCAGTTGCAATATCTGCATCATATGCAACTACAGCTTCATACGTACAACAAGCCCAAACAGCTAGTTACGTACTAAACGCTATATCAAGTTCATATTCAGCAACAGCGTCATATGTTCCTAATTATGTTCAATATAGTAGTTATGGAACAAATAACATATCTGCTAATAATTTTTTTGATGGATTTACATCAATAGCTGCTTCAGGGACACCAATAGTTTTAACTGTCAATTCAACACCATCTTATTTAGTATCAGGTAGTGGTGGTCAAACAATAAAACTTCCAGATGCTACCACTTTACCTAATGGTACATTATTTAATTTTAATAATAATCAAAGTAGTGGTACAATATCTGTAAATAATAATTCAAATACTTTAGTTAAATCAGTTCCATCTGGAGGCTATTTAACTTTAGTTTTAGTTGATAATTCATCAGCAGCTGGTAATTGGGATAGTCACTTTGAAGCTCCATCAAATGTATCTTGGAGCACAAACACCTTTGATTATCCTGGTTCAATTACTAGTGCAACTTGGAATGGTGTCAATGTAGCTTTAAATAGAGGTGGTACAGGAGCAAACACAGCTACAGGTGCTAGAACTAATCTAGGTTCAACAACAGTTGGAGATAATCTATTTACTCTTACTAATCCATCAGCTATTACATTCTTAAGAATAAATGCTGATAATACCGTTTCTACATTAGACGCTTCTACATTTAGAACAGCTATAGGAGCTGGTTTTCCATATAGCGGTTCGGCTGTAATTACAGGTTCATTAAATGTAACTCAAGGTATTACAGGATCACTATCCGGTAGTGCTACAACAGCTACATCTGCATCTTATGCAGCTACAGCATCATATTATGCCGGAAGTGTAGTGTCATCTTCATATGCCGGAACAGCTAGTTTAGCTCCTTTGTATGTATTGACTAGTACAACCTCTTCAATGACAGTTGCTACTGCATCATACTATAACGAGAAAGATCCAATATTTACTTCTTTAAGTGCATCACTTGCAACTACAGGTTCAAATACTTTTGTAGGTAACCAAACTATAACAGGATCATTAAGTGTATCAGGTAGCCATAACCTAATTGGGACTAAAACTCTAACCGGTTCTTTATCAACATCAGGTTCAGTTACTGTAGTAGGTAATGAGACGGTATCTGGTTCACTATTCTTAGCAAACCAAGCCACTCAAGGTAGTT